GCAATGATGGAAATTGAGAGGATTTCGTTTCCAATTCAGGAGGTTGCTTGGACATATGCGGGAAGCGAAGCAAAGGACGACCGGATTCGAAGGTTGGTACCGGACCATCAGAACTGGCGTTTCTTTTATCCGCATGAAGGCGAGCAAACCAAACTTCAGGCAGAAACGATTGACCGAAAGAAGGGGTACCTGGTAGCCAAACCGATCAAAAGGCGCAACGAGGAAGGACGGCTTTACAACCTGGTAGAGTATTTAATTAACAACGAGTATCTGTTCTTCCCCGCAACGACAAAGAAAGACCTGATGGACGCGATGAGCCGGGTTTATGATGTCAAGCTCGGTCCACCTATGTTCGTGCGCGAGGAAGACCTGATACCTGAGCATGTTGGAGTAGACTAATGTCCGAATACGAAGTCACATACGGCGAGAACAACTGGCTTGCCATCGTTTTAGAGCACGATAACGAGTATTACGAAGACCCGTATGTATACGAATTTTCGAACAGCAGAAGGTTCACCTGTACGGACAGATACGATTCTGGTATTTACGGTGGTAGCTGATGCCGTACACAAAACACCCATATTATGACAGCCTCCCAGAACCGTTAAAGGAAGCATACACAGAGGAAGAATATGCTTGGATGTCAGACGAGTGTAGAGCTCACCTTGAAGAAGAAGAATGCAACCCAGAGGACGATTAGGGTCTGCGAGGTTGAGTGTTATAAATGTGGTGATACGGTCATTGTTTTTTGGCCGTATTGGGGGATTGTTCTTTGTGAAGACTGCCTTGAATATGTAAAAGACATACAATACGTTAATGGTGGAATACACTTAGAATTAATTGTATGAATAAATCCTAACTTCTATTTATCCCGGCCAGGATCAGTAGAAGGACAGACAAAAGGGCAATATGGGGGGCCCCCATCTCTCATATCTGCCCTTTTTGTTTGGTAAGGGACAACATGAAACCTATCATAAAATCGTATGAAACGCAAATAGATATTGTGAGCCCTGACAGTTCCGACGCCGCGATTGATGATTATACGCTTTCAAAGACCATCGGGGATCTGCTTCAAAGAACCTATCCGAATTACAGTTGGCTTGTCAGGGCGAATCACCGGCAGGGAGTTGTGAACATCTTTTGCGGTGAGATCGGCTCGGTTCTATCCGGTCGAATACCTTACGGGATGGTTCTGCATATATCCAAAATGACAGACTATTCGATCATGTCAAAGCACGTTGTCAGACAGGCAGGGGAGTTGCTTGAGCGTGCGAACCTGAAAAGGGGTAAATGGTCTGGGGAATTTCCGACTCATATTGACGGCGTAAAACCTCTGCATCAGCCAAAGGGTTAGGTATGGAAGAAGAAATAAAAGAAAAATCTCCTGATAGTCTATGGATAGATCTTGTCCAGCAGGCATACGATAAGAGTACGTCATACTTGGACAATAACTATCGTAAAAGCATCGAGGACTCCATCAGGCACTTTCAGTCCCGGCATCATGCAGGGTCGAAATACAATAAACCCAGCTACAACTATCGGTCAAAGCGGTTTGTCCCCAAGACCCGGGCGGTGATTCGTAACAATGAGGCGGCCATGAGCGCAGCCTTCTTTGCCAATCTGGATATGGTGTCCATCGAGCCCCAGAACTCAGACAATCCGATTCAGGTAGCAAGCGCCGATGTAATTAAAGCTCTTGTCGAATACCGACTCCAGAACTCGATCCCCTGGTATCTTACCTGCATTGGTGCTGGCCAGGAAGTTCAAAAGGTCGGTGTTGTGTGCTCGTATCAGGACTGGTTCTATCGGGAAAAGAAGATTGCGTATGAAGAAATCCTAAACGATGTGGAAGGGAACGAAGTTAAGGAAAAAAGATACGAAACCGTAATTGATAAGGACGAGCCAAGAATAAGGCTAATCCCTGTTGAGAACGTGCGTTTTCATCCCTCGGCAGAATGGACCGACCCGATCAATACGAGCCCGTTCCTTCAAATTCTGTGGCCGATGTATGTAAAAGACATAAAAGAGCGGATGAAACTCGGTTCCGCATCGAAAACAGGCGAAACCAAGTGGAAGCCCATTGCTGATGCTGAAATTCAGGCGGTTAAGACCACGCAGTATGATCCAACCAGGTCTGTCAGAGAAACCAACAGGGAAGACAAGTACGATATCAAGACCGCCAAACCGTTATCGTCTTACGACATTGTATGGGTAATTGAGAACTTCTTTTCCACCAGAAGCGGGGATGTGACGTTCTTCACGCTCGGAACAAAGCATCTTCTTTCAGATCCGGTGCCTATCGAGGAACGGCATTTTACGGGAGAACGACCTGTTGTAATGGGACTTGGGTGCCTTGAAACCTTTAAGGTCATTCCAGACGGTTTAGCCGGGATAACTAAAGAATCTCAGTTCGATATAAACGAGATCACCAATCAGCGCAGGGATAATGTAAGCCTTGCAATGAATAAGAGATACTTTATTAGACGCGGAGCACAGGTAAACATCAAGCACCTGGTAAGAAACGTGGCGGGCGGGGGCGTGTTAATGAACGACCCGAAATCCGACGTAATTCCAGTGGACTTCAACGATGTCACACGATCTGCCTATATGGAGCAAGACCGAGCCAATGTCACCTTTGACGAGCTCGCGGGTGGATTCTCTCAGTCGTCGGTTATGACCAATCGGAGTTTAAATGAGACTGTTGGCGGTATGAGAATGATGCGCTCAGAGTCGGGTTCTTTGGTCGAGTACCTGATAAAAACCTTTGCGGAGACTTGGGTTGAGCCGGTCATAAAACAGTTGGTCAAGCTGGAACAGAAGTACGAGACTGATATGGTGATATTATCGCTTGCGGCTCAGAAGGCAAGGCTATATCAGAAATACGGTGTTGATAGAATCACAGATGAACTCCTGAATCAAGACCTTGTTATAAACGTATCTGCCGGACTCGGTTCAAGTGATCCGACCCTTAAACTTGAAAGACTGCTGTTTGCAATAGACAAATTTAGCCAGGTGGCCGCTATGCAGGCCCAGCTCCCAATGCCTGTTCTAAATCTTCAGGATGTTGGCAAGGAAGTATTCGGACGGCTTGGATATAAGGACGGCACCCGTTTTACTATACAGCAGGAAGAAGGCGTAAATCAGCAAATGATGATGATGGTTCAACAGTTGCAGCAGGCAGTTGTTCAATTACAGCAACAACTTGCAGACAAAGAGGCCGACAGGCGCGTAAAGGTTATAAGCGACGAAAGAAACCGAGAAGCTAAGTTGTTGGATACTCAGATCAAACAAGAGGGCGAGAATAAGCGCAAAGAGGCCGAAATTCGTGCAGGGATAATTCAGAAGATGATGGATCTTCAAAACCCGGTCGTTGGTGAGAAAGCAGCTTGATAGACGAAAAGGATATAGACCTCTGGATTGAAAGCGTAATTGGCGAGCACGCTGACAGGTTTTTTAAGAACGAACTCGGCAGGTGGATAAGCGCACAGGCGATAGAGGAAGTTGAGGGACTTCTTGACGAGTTAAAGATTGTTGACCCAACAGATTCAAATAAGATCAGATCATTGCAGTTTGAAATCAAAACACGCGAACACACCTTCAGGTGGCTTCAGAACGCAATTCAAGCAGGAAGACAGGCACTTGGGATACTTGATGGTGACGCAATAGACGAGAAAGCGTAATAGAAACTTTCAAAAGGAGGAAGGATCTTAACGATGAAGGTTTATAATGGCAAGGAAAAAGAAAGACGCTACCAACAAAGGCGTGTCTTCTGAAGAAACGGAGGACATAACCACTGAGACAGAACAAACCGACCAAGAAGAAGTTCAGGAGTCCGAAAAGCCAAAGCCCATTGGAACCGGACATTCAGATGAACTTGAAAGGGTCGCAGAGGCAAGGCTTAAAGAACTCGAATCGGAGATTGGGTTGGAACTCGAATCTAACGAGGTGGAAGCGGAGGAAGGTCAAGAGGAAGACAGTAGGGAACCTGAAGAAGACGAGGTTGAAGCTGAAATAGATGAAGAACAAGAAGGGCATGAGCAGATTTTTGAAATTATTGTTGATGGTAAAAAACAGACTGTCCCCCTTGCTCAGATTATAGATGCTGGTAAAAGGACATTTCAGAAAGAAGCCGCAGCAGACAAGCGGTTAGAAGAAGCAACAAGATTAAAAAAAGAGGTTGAAGAATTAAAGAAGTCCATGTCAAAGCCATCCATAAAGGACGTTGTAGATGAGGACTTAAAAAAAATAGAGGATATACCCGAGACTGACTTTGAGGAACTTCAAAAGAAAGTCACAGAGGCTATCCAGTACGGTGAGGATGAAGATGTAAGTGCGGCTTTTGGCGAGATATTCAAGCTGATTGGCAGCGCTGGAAGGGGGAAAGAGGCTACTGCCATTGACCCGGAAATTATAGACAGGGCGCTTGAAGAAAAACTCACGACCAGAGAAATCGCACGGCAATTCGCCAAACCAAGGGAAGAAGGGGGCTTCAAAGACCTCAAGGACGAGCCGAGAGCATACAAGCTCGTTGTTGAGGAAGTTGATCGACTCTTAAACGACGGTGCTCCTAACGATTGGGAAACCTATCAAAAAGCAGGAGAGGAAATCAGGAAGTTTTTGGGATGGGAAAACTCTACCCCAAGAAGAAAAGTTGAGCCCAAAGTGGATGATCTTTCCAAAAAGCGAGAACGTAAGCGAGTGGTTGACTCACTGGAGACAGCAAGTGCCAGAGTCGAGTCGCCATCAAAGGAGGAGGAAACTGAGGACCGAAGCTCGGTGATTGCTGCTATGGCAAAAGCCAGGCCCGGTCAGCAAATATTTTAACCACTTTGGAGGTATAAATGGCAGGTCAAATTTGGGCAACGAACAGCCTGGGCGGGTACATGTATTCGCTCAATCTTAGCAAAAAGCTGAGAATGGTTGTTCAGCCGATGGTAAAATTCCGTCAATTTTGTGATGTCAAGGACGCCTCTCAACAGGGCTTGCATCGTGGTGCTACCTTCCACTGGAACGTATACAGCAATGTGGCAACACAGGGTACGACTGTGGCAGAAACCAACACGATGCCTGAAACCAACTTCACCATCACTCAGGGTACGTTGACGATTACCGAAGCCGGTAATAGTGTCCCCTTCACTCAGAAGTTGGATAACCTGTCGGAGCATCCGGTCACGCAAATAATCAATAAAGTTTTAAAAAACGATGCGGTTAAGTTCTTCGACACGCAGGCGCATGCACAATTCAACACCTGCCTGTTGAGGGTCTACCCCGCAACGACAACGACCATCACCCTTACCACAAACGGTACGGTCGGCGGTACGGGTTCAACCGCTCTGGCAAAAGCGCACGCCAAGCTGGTTATCGACGCTATGAAAGAGCGCAACATCCCGCCGTACACCGGGGATGATTACTATGCAATTTCGTGGCCGTCAACTCTGAGAACCCTGAAGAACGATCTTGAGAGCATTCATCAATACACTCCCGAAGGCTTCAGGATGATTGCAAACGGCGAGATCGGGAGGTATGAAAATACCCGATATGTTGAGCAAACTCAAATCGCCAAAGCCGGAACGACCTACACCGATTGGGTGTTCTTTTTCGGTGAGGACACGGTGGCAGAGGCAATCGCTGTGCCTGAGGAAATGCGCGGTAAGATCCCGAGTGATTACGGTAGGTCCAAGGGCGTTGCGTGGTACTACCTTGGCGGGTTCGGGATTGTTCATGGTGGCACCGGGGGAGACAATACCCAGTGTCGAATCATTAAATGGGAATCGGCTGCATAACAGGAGGTGATGATAAATGAGTCAATTTTACGATAGTCATAGATACGGTGTGAGCCAAGTGCTCAGTATGCGGCAGTTGGCGGCACAAACGTCTGTCATCGCCGCCGCAACCGTAGTTGCAAGACATACGTTTATGGACGCTGTGACGGTTAAAGATTTTAACCTTGTCATTAAGTCCGGGGACGTTCTGACAGGAACCGCGGACGCTGCAAGTTGGCGCATCGCACTTGGCAAGAGCCTCGGTGGAACCGGGACCGTTGCGGTATTCGGTTCTGCAAAACTGAGCGCTCTGGCACAGGGCGGCACATATGCCACAGGGACAGTCGTTGATTGTTCCTGCACAGAAACGAACTTTGTCGCCGGTGACGACCTGGTTCTTGAGTATCTGGCGGGTACGGCACTTCCCGCTGGTACTTTCCAGGCCGACGCTGATGTGAAATACGTTCTGCACTACACCTAATCCGTAACTGGGAGGGGGAAACCCCTCCCTTTTTCAAAAGGGGGATTTATGGATTT